GGCCGAGTGGTTTAAGGCAGCAGTCTTGAAAACTGCCGATGTGAAAGCATCCGTTGGTTCGAATCCTACCCTTTCCGCCACGGGGTGTAGCGCAGTTTGGTAGCGCATCTGCTTTGGGAGCAGAGGGCCGGGGGTTCGAATCCCTCCACTCCGATCAGATATAGATAGTATGTTCATAATTAAAAGTATGGAAGAACAAAACAATCCTTTTCAAGAATCTAATGATTTCATTAGAAACTCTTTTATGGAAGTCATAGGAGTCCTAGATGAATATATTCAAGACGAAGAACTTAAGAAAGAAACTTTTGCAGAAATGGCCAGAAAGTTTAGTGACAATTTAGGAGGATTTTTAAAATGAAATTAGCAGTCTACAGTAAAGTGGGGTGTCCATATTGCGATAAAATCAAACAACTATTTCAAATGAAAGGGTGGAACTATGCTACCTATGAATTAGATAGGGACTTTACAAAAGAACAATTCTATAGTCAATTTGGTTTTGGTGCTACATTTCCTAAAGTAATTATGGATGATATTATACTAGGTGGATGTACCGAATCTATTCAGTATTTCAGATCTAGAAATATGCTATAAATAATCATACGTTTAGAATTCGGGAGGTTGGGCCCTTTATAATTGTTGTATCTAGGAGGACCCATGGAACATTTAGAGTTTATTTACGTTTCATTTTTCTTAACTATTGGCACCTTTATCCTTGGATTTATGGCTGGTTGGTTTGCCAATAATATTTTTGATGCTTGGTATCAAAACGCAGGTTATGCAAAGTCCATTACACATCCAGAAATGCTGGATGAAGATGGCAATATCCTCAGAGAGGAATTAACCTACTTGACATTGGTTGAGGAGGATGATATTATGGACGATGAAGACGATTAAAACCTAATATGATCCTTATTGATATGAACCAGGTGATGATTTCTAATCTGATGGTTCAAGTAAAACTATCCGAAGATGGAATCAATAAAGGACTAGTTCGCCACATGGTACTTAATTCGCTTCGGATGTATGTCCAGAAGTTTAGAGAAGAGTACGGTGGAGAACTGGTCCTTTGTTATGATTCAAAACGCTATTGGCGTCGAGAATTTTTTCCCTTCTATAAAGGAACTCGTAAGAAAGATCGAGAGAAATCTAATTTAAATTGGGGCCAGATCTTTGAAGTCCTTAATGAGATTAGAGATGAACTTCGGCTAAATGTTCCATACCGAGTTATGGAGGTTGATGGTGCAGAAGCAGATGATATTATTTCTGTGTTGACTAAGCGTATTGCTTTTAAGAATATTAGATTGCAGAACAACATGCAACCACCTGAAAAGGTATTAATTCTTTCTGGAGATAAAGACTTCATTCAATTGCAAAAGTATCCCTGGCTTCAGCAATACAATCCTGTTATGAAGAAGTACGTCAATGGTATGAATCCTAAACAGTATATTGTTGACCATGTACTCAAGGGAGATAAGTCAGATGGTATTCCAAACTATCTTTCTCCAGACGATACTTTTGTTGAGGGTAAACGCCAAAAACCTCTCTCCATTAAAACCCTAGATAAGATTCGTAATTTATCTCCAGAACAGTTTTGTAATGAAGAGCAAATGGAATACTATAAAAGAAATCTGACACTCATCGATTTCTCATACATACCTGTAGGAGTCGAACAAAAAATTGTCGATACTTACGATACCGTTGTTCCAGTTAGCAAGATACGCTTACATAAGTATCTACTAAGAAACAAATTATTTGAATTACTTGAAAAAATTGAGGAGTTTTAAAATGTCAATGACCACAAGCAATCGTATGTTGATTTCTGAAATCTTTCAGAAAGTATCAAATGCAAAAACCAAAGAGCAGAAAATCAAAATTCTGCAAGATAATAATACGCAAGCACTACGTAGTCTTTTAATTTGGAATTACGATGACACTGTTATCTCTCTTGTACCAGAGGGAGAAGTTCCTTATAGAGCTAATGAAGCACCTGCAGGTACAGAGCATACTGTTCTTGAGAAGGAAGCACGTAAACTGTATTACTTCATCAAGGGTGGAGATAATACTTTAAAGCAATTTAAACGTGAGCAAATGTTTATTCAGATGTTAGAAGGACTTCATGCGTCTGAAGCAGAACTTCTAGTTCTTGTAAAGGATAAACAACTTCAAAAGAAATATCGAATTACTAGAGCAGTAGTTGAAGAAGCTTTTCCCCAAATTAAATGGGGAGGCCGTTCCTGATATGAAAATTTTTGCAAAAGATTGTGATCCTGTTCTTGCAGAAGACAGAACTTTACCATACAATACTTATCTTGTTAAATATAAATTAGATGGATCAATTCATTTTGACCTTGTACAAAGTGATAAGAAAGTAGAAATCTTTGATTTCTATTGGGATAGGTATCGTGGGGATTTGATTTCTTTTGTACAAAGTGAGGGTAGAGTTAATCCAAAATCATGGGACCCCAATAAAGATAAGAAAAAGAAATGAATTTCAATTTCAATTTTGGAAAAAAGAAACCAGGTATTAAAGAATATGCAATCATCGGGATAGTTTTATCTTCGTTGATTGGTGGCCTTTCACAGTGTACAGGAGTATCAACAGATGCAATATGGGATTTGGTGGACGAAATTCAAAGAAAGTATTTCCCACAAACTATTCTTAATGAGTTTATACTTAAAGATCCTGAAAAATTAAAACGAAGGATCGGAAGAGATGTAGACAGAGCAATAGATGACTACGTTAAAAAGTCTGGATTGAAAGAATCTGGAGTTGATAAACCAATCTTCATAGATAAATCTATTGATACAAAAGTATGCTATACTAAAGAGTGTCAATCCCTAGGAGGAGAAATGAGACTCTGTGCCCCATGGGTATTTGATTGTAAACCAAATGACAAATAAAATGACAGTATATCTAGACCCAAGAGGTCCTGCTCATGATGAAGCAGAACAAAGTGCTGAAGAGATTAAACAACAACTTGAAGAACAAGCAAAACAAGAATCTCTAGAAAAGGCAAATCAGATTCTATCTGCAGCATTTGCTTATCTTGCGATCTTGCCCTTCTTATTCATGTTTGCATATAACTTATCATTGGTCAAGATGTTTAGTCTTGATAAAATAGGATACGTTGAATCACTTGGTGTCGTAGTTGTTGCAAGAGTATTGAGAGGTAAAAATTCTAATGGCTAAAGTATGTTTAATTTCGGTGACTCCAGATGCAGAAAAAACAATGGCATATGTTGCTAGAGTTAGCAACCCTGCGAATCAAGACAACGAAAACTATGCCAAGTTGCTTGCTTATTGTATTAAGCATAATCATTGGTCTGTTTTTGAGCAGTCTTTTATGACTCTTGAGATCGAGACTACTCGTGGTATCGCAGCACAAATTCTTCGTCATAGGTCATTCACATATCAAGAGTTCTCTCAAAGATATGCAGATGCAACATTGCTGGGTGAGATTCCGATTCCAGAACTTCGTAAACAAGATACAAAGAATCGTCAGAATTCTACTGATGATCTTGATCCTGAACTCAAGAAAAGTTTTGAACGTCGTACCAAACATTTGTTTGCAGACATCATGGATCTATATGAAGATATGCTCACTGCAGGTGTTGCAAAAGAGTCAGCACGTTTTGTGCTTCCCTTAGCAGTACCAACCAAAATTTACATGAGTGGCTCATGTCGTTCATGGATTCATTATATCAATTTGCGTTCTGCCAATGGAACTCAAAAGGAGCATATGGAAATTGCAGAGTTATGTAAAAAACATTTTATCTGTAAGTTTCCTAGTACCTCTGAGGCACTTGGATGGTGTGTTAATCGAGACTGCGGTTGCACCGATTGGGCAGATTGTTTACAACCTAGTTTAAGGATCGATTAAAATGAACAACCAAGAAGTAATTGAAACCGCAAAAGAATGTGGATTGATTTATAATAACAACCATGATATTCTAGAATTCTATCAACGCATTCGTACTGTACTCAAGAAAGAATTTATCCCACAACCCGTGCGTACTAAATAGGAGGTGCATCTTGCCTACATATCCCGTTAAAAACTCCAAGACTGGAGAGACCAAAGAAATCTACATGACCATGGCCGAATATGACCAGTGGAGACTAGACAATCCTGACTGGGATAAAGACTGGTCTGCTGGAATCGGTGGAGTAACTTATGGTACACCTAAACAGTCTGATGGTTTCAAAGAGGTAATGAGCAAGGTGCAGAAAGCCCATCCTCGTGCAAACCTTTCCAGATATACCTAATATGCCAGTAAAAAAGAGGAACAACAATACTCCAGTGCCTGCAGGTATGAGTGCAAAACAAATGAGAAGAAAAAAGCCTATTAACAATGAGCATCTTCTTACCATAGAACCGTTAACAGATTCCCAGAAACTTGTATTTGATTGCTGGGAAGAAGATAAACATCTAGTCCTACATGGAGTTGCTGGCACAGGTAAGACTTTTATTAGTCTTTATCTAGCACTTAAAGAAGTATTGAATCCCAATACTCCATATGATAAAATATACATTGTGCGTTCTTTAGTTCCTACTAGAGAAATTGGATTTCTTCCTGGAGATCATGAGGATAAATCAGCACTTTATCAAATTCCATACAAGAATATGGTAAAGTATATGTTTGAAATGCCTGATGACAATGCGTTCGAAATGTTGTATAATAATCTGAGAACGCAAGAAACAATTTCATTCTGGAGCACATCTTATATTCGCGGTGTTACTCTTGATAACTGTATAATTATCGTAGATGAATTCGCTAACCTGAACTTTCACGAACTTGATTCCATGATTACTCGTGTAGGTCAAGATGCTAAAATTGTTTTCTCTGGTGATGTTTCACAATCAGATCTAGTTAAACAAAATGAAAAGAACGGAGTTCTAGACTTCATGAAAATTCTAGAAACCATGGACGAGTTTTGTTGTGTTGAATTTGGTATTGATGATATTGTCCGTTCTGGTTTAGTTCGTAGCTACATTATTAGTAAATTAAATTTAGGTTTCTGATGTTTAACTTTGTTGATCTCCCAGTATCATTATTGCAAATCGAATCTATCGATAGAGATGGAAGCAGATATTATCCTGTTCCATGTGGTAAATTTTATCCGTCTATCACCACTGTCACTTCCTTTAAGAAAGCAGCATTCTTTAAGGAGTGGAGAGAACGTGTGGGTTCTGAAGTAGCGGATAGGAAGACAACAAGAGCAACAACTAGAGGCACAGCATTCCACAGTATCGTTGAGGCATATTTAAAAAATGAGTCTATTGATCCTGCTACTGTTGATCCTCTTCCTTTCACGTTATTTCAAGTTGCGAAACCTTCTCTTAATCGCATTAATAATATTCATGTTTTGGAAGGGTCTCTTTATTCCGATTATCTTAGCGTTGCTGGTCGTGTTGATTGTATTGCTGAGTTCGATGGCGAGCTTGCTGTAATTGATTTCAAAACCTCGGACAAAGAAAAGAGAGAAGAATGGATTGAAAATTATTTTGTTCAAGAGACTGCATATGCTGCTATGTTTTTTGAACGCACTGGATTGCAACCTAAAAAAATTGTCACTATTATTGCAACTGAAGAAGGTCATTGTCAAGTGATTGTGAAAGACAACCTAGATTATTATTTTACATTATTAAAGGAGTATATCGATGCTTTTACTAGAGGTAGGGTTAATGCATGATAGAGTAGAAGATAAATTTCTAACTGCTGCTAAGTTTTCTGAAACTATAGAAAAAATTGTCAAAGACTCTGGGGGGTTAGTAAATTATATTGAAGCTATCGTTGCTTATTGTGAAGAACATCAAATTGAATTTGAGACAGTAACTAAATTAATTTCTAAACCACTTAAAGAAAAAATTAAATACCAGGCTCAGAACCTGAATTACATGAAGAAAACTTCCAGAGGAATCCTGCCACTATGACTGGATTTGAAGTTTATCAGATGTATCTATCGCTTAAACTTCACTTCACTAAAGATGACTATGATTACTTCCGATTTAATGGGAAGACTAGAGCAAGTCAAGCATCGTTCGACAAACGAAATGATGCTTATTTCTTTAAGAAACTTGCATCTAAGTATGAACGTGACAGAATAGAAGAGTATTTCGTATCAAACTTTGTAAGTGATAACAAAGGATACATTAAAGAAATCATTCGACCATTAGGAGAAACAACCTATCGAGAATGGAAAAAGAAACAACAGAGTTTCCTATATATTTTTAGAGAGGAATTGTCTGTCTTACTAGACAATATTGAATCTCCTTACGAAGACAACTTTGACGGTTTGTTTACTTGTTCAAAGGGTCGTCATCCAATTATTCTTACATCCTATTTGAGGAAAGAGATAAGTGTAGAAACCTTAATTATTTTTGATACATGTTTAGGATATGTTAAACGATTAGATAAAACGTTAACAGATCCAGTTTGGAAACAAGTTAAAACTCAAGTAATAAAGTATGCTCCCTTTCTAAGCATTGATTGTAAAGAATATAAGTCAATCATATTAAAGACTGTTAGAGAAAAGGTATGAGCTTTTTTAATTCTGAAATCGTTCAGGAACAACTTCAATCAATTTACGACAACTATCTAGAACTGCAAAAGAATGCAGAAGCAATTGGCGAAATGCCAAAAGATAAAGCAATTAAACACATAGAAAAAACTAAGGCACTCATTGAGAAGCAAAAACTTTTCTATATTAGACTTCAATTATCTTCTTGTGAAGACGAAGATGCAGCTGATATGAGACATCGTATCGACTTAATTACCAACATGTTTGGATACAATACTTTGTCAGAATCTCTTGATTCTATGACGAAATATTTGGACAACGTGCGGGCATCGCTTGACAAGGTGGACTAAATAGAGTATCATACCTTTGTTGGTATGATCATCCAACAAATACAATTAATACGGAGAATACAAATGTCATTTGCAACCCTCAAAAAACAATCCAATTCAGTTTTTGAGAAACTGACTAAGGAGGTCGAGAAGATTTCCAATCCTGAAAGTAGTTCTGGTGCTGATGAACGCATCTGGAAACCAGAAATGGATAAGTCAGGTAATGGTTATGCAGTTATTCGATTCCTGCCTGCCCCTGATGGAGAAGACATTCCCTGGGCCAAGGTGTGGAGTCATGCGTTCCAAGGTCCTGGTGGTTGGTATATTGAGAACAGTCTCACCACCCTTAACAAAAAGGATCCTGTTGGCGAAATGAATCGTCAACTCTGGAACAGTGGTAGCGACGCAGACAAAGAGATCGCACGTAAACAGAAACGTAAACTGAGTTACTATGCTAACATCTATGTTGTGGAAGATCCTGCACATCCAGAGAATGAAGGACGAGTCTTCCTCTATAAGTTTGGCAAGAAAATCTTTGATAAAATCATGGCAGCAATGCAGCCAGAATTCAAAGATGAAACCCCCATCAACCCCTTCGACTTCTGGCAAGGAGCAGACTTCAAAGTGAAGATCCGCAAGGTGGATGGATACTGGAACTATGATAAGTCTGAGTTTTCTCGTCCTGGTACTCTCGGTCGTATGACTGATGACGAACTAGAGGCAGTTTGGAAAAAGCAATATTCCTTGGTTGAATTTACAGCAGATTCTAACTTCAAGACCTATGAAGAACTTGAAGTACGTCTTAACGCAGTGCTCAACTCTAAAGCTCCTGCTCGTCGGGTTGATCAAGAGACTGAAGAGGATGAGATGTTTGCACGTCCTTCCTCTCCCTCTAGTTGGAGTGAAGAGGTTAGCACCTTTCGTTCTAACGTGAGTACAGCTGTTCCTTCTCTCCCGACTTTCAATAGCGAGGAAGAGGATGATGACCTAAGTTACTTTGCTCGTCTTGCTGATGAGGAGTGAAACCAAAATCGCATGTTAAAAACCAATGGGGCGTTCAAAAATCGCCCCATTTTTTTTACTAAAAACGAAATGTTAAGAAATGTTAAAGATTATTCTAGGTCTGGGTCTGATTCAGTATCAAATACTTTGGCCTTATAGAACAACTCGTCATCATCAGAACTATCTTTGACATCTTGAGATGTAATGTCTGAACTGAACTGATATCTCAGTAACCTTTCCATCTCAGCAATAAAATCATCGATAACAAATGGGTTGATCAGATATATTGACCGCTTTTCTTCATTTTTAGTATACTCATATTCGTAATTCGATACTGGTCGTACTAAACTATCACTACCAATTACGGTTCCATTTGGCAGGGTAAATTTGTAGTCTATGTCTACAACTGTTCCTTCTTCAACTACTTCAATACCCTGATATTCTACTTTCTTAGTTACATAATGATAAAGTCCTTCTATATTTGTTCCATATTTTTTTCTGAAGTAGATATCAAATTCATCATTTGATTTAGGCCATTGGGAATATACATTGACAATATTATTTGTTAATAATATTACCCATTCATATTTTGGAGAACCATATATGCGTTGTGAGACTTGATATGGTTTATCATCTCCAAAAATCACATACTTTTCAAAGGTCATAACTGCCTTGTTTTTTGAAAAGTCCATTGTAGTTCTTCTGAAGATATTCTTCATCACTACATATTCTTGGTCCCAAGTATTCTTAGAACCAGGATATCCAACCCTTATGTTTGGTACAATTGAAAAGTAATGTTTATCATTCTGTGCCATGTTTAGAACCCAGCTGCTGCGTCTTGTGCGGTTACATATGCAACCTCTTTAAATGTTGTATCAATTTGAACTGCTGGAACAAATTGGTCATTTGTAGTTACATATCCTCCATCTGGTGTATATCCAACGTTAAAAGTTTCTAAGATACAGTCTTTGAATTTATATACATTGTGCATCTCACCACCACTTGTATATGAACCACCAGAATAACCAACTCTTACCATTCTTAGACGGAATCTATTTGGTACGGAAAGATATCTACCAGCAGAGCCAGATCCGTAGGGAGATTCCCCAAGAGTAGTAGCAAGGGACCCAGTTGGAGCAGCTGGCGTCGCGCTTTTTGCTTTGTCACCTGTAGCAGTTGCAGGTTTGTATGTACTACTGGTAAAGTTTGGTAGCATATTCGTTTTAAAAAAAGTAATAATATGATTTATTGTTATTGCTTCTTGTTTATTTCTCGCAACCATTTTCCACTGGAATGGGTGAGATCTAAATGTAATCCCAGTAAAAATTTGTTCTTCAAATGGGTTGAATATTTTTCCTTGAGTCACTGCAGATAAAGCAGATCCCGAGACCTGACCACCGACACCTATGGAACCAGCTAGATTTTCTGCTCCCTTTGCAATGTTATTGAACAATGCTTCTGGTGATGCAGCACCAGCAGAGGCTTGGATAGCTGAAACAATCCCACCGTTACCTGTTGTCCCTAGCATTTCTGCAGCCATTTTTCCAGCGACACCAAATGCCATGTTAGAATAATTTGCTTGATATGAAACACTTAAATTTTGTGGCATGTACAAAAATACACTATCACCTTCCTTACTTTGATCTTGAATCGACTTTGCCTCCGCCGCCCCAGCGTTACTTAGTACGGCACCTTTATTGTATGTAACTTCGACCGCAGTAATTTTTAAGAAATCAATAAATGCTGTTGGAAAAGAAGCACCAGGATTGAACAGACCTCCTAATTCGGCTGCTCCTGCTCCATCGGCTCCTGTGACTGGTGGTGTAACTGGATAATAGAAATTTGCCATTTAGATTTTTAATTCCTTCTCGGTTAATATGATAAATTCCCACATATGATCATGACAAAATTCTTCTGCTGCTTTCCACTTAGCTTTATTTATGGCATAAGTTACAACTTCATTAATATAATTTTTTGTGTTTCTCTTTTGTGTTGGTGGTTCAATAGTTTGTTTGAATGGTTTAACTTCCACCAAGTATTTTTTCACATTACCTTGTTTGTTTTTTACCTTAATAAAAAAATCAGGAAAATATCTATGCCGTTTGCCATCTGCAGGAGAGATGTACGGTATGTGCAATTCTTCACTACCCCACTGTAAGATATTGTCGTTGGTATCACAGTATTTCATAAACTTAAGTTCCCATGAAGATCTAAAGATAATGTTTTTAGAATCTCCCAAGTATTTACCAGGATTTGATGGGGTGTACTTTCCTTTATACGACATAAATAATATTAATCATAGATCTATTTATCGATGACAGTAGCAGTAACAAGTTTGTCGGGTGCAAATAGTTTCCAAGGATTTAGATCTTTGACGCAACGACATCCTCCTTCGTATAACAATCTATATTGGGTTAGATTTCGTAGGAAGCCTAATGTGCTGGCAGGAAGTGACTTTAATGCTTACTTCAACAATGGTGTTACAAGTGGCCCAGGTCACGATAAATCTAGATTGCTGACTTACTATGCAACTGATGTAACGGTTCCTAGCAGACAAATCACAACTGGAGAAATAAAATCTGTCGGATCACAATGGAAATATCCAACAGGTACTTCATTTAGTGAGATTAGTATTCAATTTATTGTTCCTAGAACTTATTTCACGAGGACTTTCTTCGAAAGATGGATGAACTACACCGCCTCAGATGCTGGTCAGTATGTATCATGGTATGATGATGCGGTATGCACATACCTAGATATTTTTAAATATGAACGTGGTGGAGTTAAACCATATAACGTTGCAGCATATACAAGTGGTAGTCTTGCTGCTAGTACTGGATCACACCCAGGAACAGTAAGTTGGAATAGATGTATAGGATCATGGACTATGCAAAATGTATATCCATTTAATATTAGTAGTATGCAGTTACAATCTGGGCCTGCAAATTATGCTACAATGGAAGTATCATTCTACTTTGAGAGATATCGCTTCTTTGTTCCTTCAGAGTCTTCGGCACTTCAATATGAGACGCCTGCAAGTACTGTAGGATCAGCAGGTGTTAAGGCATCAACCGCTGCTCTCAATGCTTCTCTCGCAGCTGGACCTGCACCAACGACTGGAGGTACTCCTACGCTCATCACCACTGCCGGCCCTGGCGGTGCTGGCACTCCAACAGTTACGACTGTACCCCCTGCAGCATCAGCAGGAGCGACACCTTCAAAATCGGGTCCAGGAAAGTAGATAAATAAATTTATAATATATTATTGCAACTGGAGTAATTATGCCTTTACCTAAATTAGTGGTTCCTGAATATGAATTGGAATTGCCATCAACTAAAGAGACAGTTAAGTATCGCCCATTTCTAGTTAAGGAGGAAAAATTACTCCTCACTGCCATGCAATTGGGTGAAGAAAAAGATATGATGAATGCTGTTAAGACCATCATTAAAAATTGTACTAACTTAAAAACAAGAGTAGAAGAATTATCTACCTTTGATATTGAATATGTCTTTCTCAGAATTCGTTCTAAGTCTGTTGGTGAAGTCTCTAGAGTTGTAGTTACTTGTCCTGATGATGGTGAGACAACGACTGAAATTGATATTGATTTGGAAGAAATTCAAGTAGTTTTCCCAGAAGGACATACGACTAAAATTGAATTGACAGATGATATTGGTATTATTATGAAGTATCCTTCATTGGATATGTTTATCAAACTTAATTTCACTGGTGAAGATATTACTGTCGATAACATGTTTGAACTATCTGTATCTTGCATGGCTCAGATCTATCAAGGTGACGAAGTATATGATTGCAGAACATATTCCAAGAAAGAAGTTATGGAATTCCTTGAGGGTTTAAAAAGTAGTGAGTTTGCAAAAATTCAAAACTTTTTTACCACTATGCCTAAACTAGAGCATGAAATTGAAGTTGAAAACCCCAATACTGGAGTGGTAAGTAAAATTAAATTGGAAGGTCTGGGAAGTTTTTTCGCATAGCCCTACTTCATGCTACATTAGAGAGTCATCTCGAAACAAACTTTGCGTTAATCCATTATCATAAATGGTCTTATAATGATTTAGAAAATATGGTTCCATGGGAGAAGGCATACTATGTTGAGAAACTTCTTGGTCACCTAAAACAAGAAGAAGAAAGATATAAGAAACAACAACAAGCAGCCAAAGGTCAGCAGAGTCTCTAATGTCACGTATCAAACCCTATAAGTACGTTAATCCAAACATGATTACTGCTATTAAAGCAAGTAATAAAATGGATACGTCTAAGGGTGGGGCAACCATTATTGCAGCAGGCAAAAAGATAACGGGTCCTCCAGATAAAAAGAAGACAACGGGACAGGCCGAGGGATCTGCTGCTGTATCGATGGGTCGTGCAACTCTCCTAAGTTTTAATAGGATTGGTGGTTCGATAGAATCGCTTGGCCGAGTTCAGGCACAGTTCATTAAAACATTAACTTCTGAGAAAGCATTAATTACTAAGCAAGCAGAACTTAGAAGAAGACAGCAACAAAGAGCTAGAGATCAGGCAGCAGAAGATTCTCAAGAACGTGGTAAGTTAAAACCAGTTCGTGAAGAAACAAAAAAACAAGTTGAGAAAACTAAAGAAAAGGGATTCTTTACTCAACTTATGGAAAAAATCTTTGGACCATTTAAAGGTATTGTTGAGTTTGCCTTAAGAGCAATTATAACACAAGCGATTTTAGGATGGTTAGCAAATCCCAAAAATGGAGAAAAGATCCAGGTATTTATTGATACTTTAAGTACAGTATTTAAGTTTATATTTAATATTGCATATAAATCAATTGATTTCTTCCTTACAGGAGTAGCAAATATTTTTGGTAATGGTGAAGCAAAGGGGTTTGATAGATTCAAGCAGGTCATGCTTGGACTTGGACAAGTCCTGATTGGAATTGCAGGATTCAAAGCCCTTTCATATCTAAATCCATTCAATCTAGTTAAAGACTTAATAAAATTACTAGATTGGTTCAATGTGTTTGGAAACAAACCAATCCCTACCCCGCCTGCTGCACCAGCAGCAACTCCAGGCGGAGCGCCAACTCCATCTGCTAAACCAAGGGCAGCAGTACAAAAAATTGCATCTGAATATGGTGATGATGCTGCAAAGTATTATGATGATTTAATTTCACGAGGTAAAAATCCAGTACAAGCACTTACTGCTGTAAGAAGTAAGTTTAAAAAACTTCCACCAAGACCAAAGGGTCCTCTTGGTCAAGCTGGTGATTTATTTGATACTTGGAAGAAGAAAGCGGCAGGTGGACTGGATAACCTGAAGTCTGGTGTCATGAAGGGATGGGATAATGTCAAGATGCTTGGCGGTAGTCTTACCAGAGGTCTCAGAGATAAACTGGCAGCATCAGGAAAATGGTTTGAAAAAGGAATTAGAGAAAAATTAACACCAATTGCTAAGAGTGCGTATAATCTCCTTGAAAAGAAAGGAATAATATCTGCTGCAAAAAAAGCAGGTCAATCTGCTAAAAATGCTATTACAAAAATACCTGGTTATGATAAAGTGATGAAAAAAGTCGCCAAGGAAGGTGGCGAGAAAATGCTTGGTAAGCTTGGTGGAAAAGCAATTCCAGTTATCGGTGGACTAGTAAACCTTTATTTTGCTTATGATAGATTAAAATCTGGTGATAAGTCTGGTGCTGCCCTTGAAGCATTATCTGCTATCTTAGATTTGTCTGGACTATTTGGATTTGTTCCTGGTCCAATGATCTCTATGGCATTGGATGCGTATCTATTTGGTAGAGACTTCTTCCCTGATGTAGTTAAGAAAGAAAACGAATTTCTTAATAATATCATTGGTGGAATCATGGGTCCACTCAAGGCTATCCAAGATTCACTACCAAAGATTCCTCAACTAGAAACGGGTGGTGTCATTAACAAACCCACTCTTGCCTACTTGGGCGAAAATGGACCAGAAGCAGTTGTTCCTCTTGGCCAAGGTGGTGGCGGTAATAAACAAACACAAGCAACACTCATGGCTGCAATGCTGGGATCCTTGGAGGGGATGGGGCCTGGTGCAGAGATTGCCAAACAATTATTAGGTAGTGATCTTAATAAGATCAAAGCAGAACTAGGATTGGGCATGGTTGGTGGTGTGGGCAGCGGAGAGTCTATTTCTAAAACGGTTGATAAAGTTGGTGGAATGGAGGATCCACTATCTCAACAAATTGGTACTAAAGCTCCCTCCTTTAGGAAAACTAATAAACCTGGTAATACACCAATGACCTTAAGAGGTCAATTAGCAAACGTATTAAGCGTATGGGCCTTATTAGCAGATTCAGACCTCAAGAAAGGTATGGGCGGCGGTGGCAAAGAAGGCGGTGGAGGAGGTGGAGGAAGCGGCAGCAGTTCTGGTTCTGGTGCAGCTGCTGGTAGCGGTGATGACTCCTCTACGGGTACTGCAAATATTCAAATTTCAGGCAGTGGATATTTGGGTATCATGAAAGAAACTATGGATAAAGGTGGTATTAAAAATCCAAATGAAAGAGTCATGTTTATGGCTCAAGTTGGTCATGAATCGGGTGAAGGTAGATACATGGAAGAAATTGCTTCTGGGGCTGCATATGAAGGTAGAAGAGATTTAGGTAATACTCAACCTGGGGATGGAAAAAGATACAAAGGAAGAGGATATATTCAAATTACTGGACGTGCTAATTATAGAACTTATGGTCCTAAAGCAGGTGTTCCTGACGCAGAAAAACATCCAAAGAAACTAGCACAACCTGGTAATGCAGCAAAAGTTGCCTTAGCATATTGGCTGGCTAGAGTTAATAGAGGTGCTGCGGCCAAAGGTATGGACGGTATGAATACTGTGACTAAAAATATTAATGGTGGATTAAATGGACTTCAAGATAGAATAGCGAAATTTAAAAAATATGACAAGATGGACGCCATTAAAAAAATGGCTAAAGGTGGACAATTGTGGAAGAGTCTTCATGGTATTGATTCTAGTGAAACTAAGGCAGATTCACCACCCAAAAATGCAGCAAAGTCGGCTCCAGATAAACAACCAGGAAAGTTTGCTTTAGGTGGTAATTATAAGAACGGCTATATACCAGCGTCTGCATTAGCACCAATCAGAGGTGGTGGTAAATTAAGAAAGGAAGTTGCACCACAATTTAATCAGATGTGGGATGATGCCAAGGCAGCAGGATATCCTTTAGGATTGTCTTCTTCTTATAGATCGTATGAGGATCAAGTGGCAACATATAAACACTACGGATCACCTAGAGCAGCAAAACCAGGATCTTCACCACACTCATGGGGATTGGCAGTCGATTTGAGTTGGCCCAGTACGAAAGGATATATGTGGTTAAGAAAAAATTCTAAGAGATATGGTTTCAATCAAATACCTGGTTTAGAAACTAACAATCCAGGTGGATTTGAGGCTTGGCACTGGCAAGTTGGTACTGGACGACCATCTGGTGCCAGTGTCACAAAGGTCGATAAGTCTGGGGCCTCAACTGACACAGATTCATCATCTGGTGGTGATAAATCAGATTCATCATCTGGTGGTGATACTGGATCTGGGGGAGATTCTGATGCAAATATTCTTGCGGAAATGGAGAAATCATTTAATGCCCTAAATGAAGGTCTTTTTGGTATTGCACCACCTAAACCAACACCTGCTCCTGCAGCAGGTGGAACTGGAACACCAGCAGCAAGTGGAACTGGAACACCAGCAGCAAAACCAGCAAAACCAGGAGCACCAGCACCAAAACCAGCACCTACTACTAATCCCCCTGGTGCTCTAGCACCAGGTCAAAGACCAGATAAGGCATTGACTAAAGAACAGTTTGCCATTGCCAAGTTAGCAAGGGAGCAAGCAAAAGCGATGAAGCTTTCTGGTATGGATAGAGAGAAGTTTGTTGCACAAGCAGTGATGAGTGGCGGTTCCAATTTATCTCAAACATCACTTGATAATCAAGTCAGCAACACAGCCGCCGATGCTGCAGCATCTGCCCCAGCAATAGTTCCGTTTCCAATAAATAATGGTGGAACAGGTACGACTATCGTCAGCGGTGGTGGAGGACAGGTAATGAGACCTGCTCAACCAATTTCAAATATATTTAAATAATATGGCGTTTTGAACCCGCGCCAAAAAATCATGAAAAAAGAATGTTAAGAAATGTTACAAAAATAAATGGCAGTCAACATCCCTACTTCTAAACCCAAGACCATCCTGTATAAGATGGTTACCGTGCCAAAGGTTAAAGTTACACCTCAGAACTCGGCTACGGTAACTTCTTATAAGGCTTTTACTTCGGGTTTGAATAGATTAGGGGCGACAATCAATTCAATGATTGTTTTGCAACAAAGGACTAATGCCGCCTTAACAGAATCGTTAAAACTTAAGGTAAAAGAGGCAGAAGACGCTAGAAAACAAGCAGAGAGATCTAAATTTGATAAGAAAGGTGGCGGCCTAGGCAAATTAGCAACAAATGTTGGTGTAATGGCAGCTTTTGTTGTCAAAGACTTTTTTGAAAGTATAGCGGGTTTATTTGGAGGAATTCTAAAGGCAGTTTTAGTACAAGGAATATTACAATGGTTAGCGAATCCTGCAAATAGGGAGAAATTAACTGTTATATGGAATGCGATGGTGGGATTCTTCAAATTCCTTTGGAATTTTATAAGTACCTCGGTAGGAATGACCCTCAGTGGTCTTTCCGACATGTTAAACTCAAATAAGAGTTTCTGGGAACGATTGAAGGGGTTTGGAACATTTTTAGTTGGTTTAGGCGGATTACTTTTAACATTTGCATTCCTAAAGAAACCAGCATTATTATTAGGTGGCGTTAAATTCGTTTTAAAAACAATTTGGGATTCTGTATCTGGTCTTATTTCACTGTTAGGGAAAAGAAAAGGTAAGTTATCTCAAACTCCAGGTGCTGCCCCTCGTGCCCCTGGTGGTAAACCTGGAAGTGCTCCTCCAGGTCCAGCAGCAGCACCTAGAGGAAGGGCCGGAGCCATCATGAAGGGTATTGGCGCTGTCTCTATGATTGCGGCTCCACTCGTTGTGGGTGGAATACTGGGGCAAGGTGAGAATGAATTCACGAAAGCTAGAGATGGGTCTGCTCCTACAGAGGGAGTTCCAGGACCAACTCCTGCTCCTGCTGTTGATAAGACTACTCCTCAAGCAAAAGATGGGGGTATTTTTACTAGACCAACACAAGCTATTATTGGTGAAGCAGGACCAGAAATGCGAGTACCACTAATAAGTGGTGCTCAAAACGCCATGAATTATAAAGATAATGGTATTTTGCCTTTACCTGGTGGCGGCGGTGGTGCCCAACCAGATAGAAAACAAGCAGAAAATCTTTCAAAATTATATCAAGCACCATTTAAAGGTGTTGGTGCGGCCATTCTTGCCAATATGGGAGCAATAGCTCCTAATGTTCCAGGACCAGTTTTAAACACCCTTGTTGCTCCAATTGCAAACTCTTTTGGCGTACCTGCTGCTATTGTTAACAAATTAGCAGGTAAGAAAGATTCTGATGCAAAGAAGAAAAAGGGAGTAGGTTTTGGTCAAGGAAGACGATCATCTCAAGGTAAAAAATTTCAACGAAAAGGTGATAACTCTGTTCTAGGTCTCTTAACTGATATTGTTGGTGCTGGCCAAGTTATTAATAATAAACTTGGTGTGGGTGAAGATAATACTGCATCTGCTAGTAGTGGGTCAGCACCCGCTCCAACATCCAAACCTCCAGATACCACTCCAGCAGAAGGAGCAAAAGAAGATTCTGCTGATGCAGGATCTGCATCTGCTGTTGAAGCTGCAAACAAAGGAAAAGGAAGTCAAGATCTAAGTAAAGGGGAAAGTAAAGGTGCCTCTGTAGCTACACAACAGGGGCAATCATCTGATCAAAGAAGAAAGATGGATTCTTCTAATCAGGCAGCAAATAGGAAAAAACTCCCATTCAAAGGCCCCGATGGAGTAACAAACTATGAGGTTCTACTGAACGTAACTAATGGAGATTATGAGGTATATAAACATAACGGACTTCTCGGATGGGAGCGATTAAGAATCGATGAGGATAAAAATTCGTTACAGAAACAAAAAGCATTTAATCAAGTAAGAGCATTCTACATTAAACACGCTCAAAAGCAAGGATTAGCTTTAAATTATATTACAGAAGAAGATGTTAAGAGAAGACAAGAATTAGTTAAAAGATATGATGCCGAAGCAAAAGCAAAAGGAGTAGATAGTACTGCACCACCAAGAAATAGAAGAGATAACGTGGGGAGAGCAGCTGGCGGATGGATTCAAGGTCCTCAATCTGGATATCCAGTTTCTTTGGATGGTGGTGGATCAACTTCTTTCATAGGTCATGGTACAGAATGGGTTGGATTTAAAAAAGCGATGGGAGGAAAAAGTGGAACTGATGCTTTCGTGGTTCCCTTCGATACTCCAGCAACTAAAAATAATCCTGGACTAACTGGATCTAGAATGCGTCAAGCAAAATCTGGCGGATATGCTATGCCTAAATTTTCTGCTGGAGGAAAGGCAGAACAAGAGAAATTGGAAAAGAGTGAAAATTTTGCCAGCGGCGATGGAAGACCTAAGAAGAAGGCTTCTGCAGGTGGAGCAATTTTAGAAGGAGCTAAAAAAACAATTGGATATGGAAAAGGAGTTGGGGATCAATGTGCAAATAGTACTAGAGCCGCATTAAGAGCTGCTGGATCGACATTTGCAGGAAAAGTTACAAAAAAAGGAGATCTAGACGCTGAAGGAACAAAATATAATGGTCCTGGATTTGCTGCTTCTTTTGCAGGATCTGATATGGGTACTGTTATTAAATCTCCTGGTGCCCTAGAACCTGGAGATATTGTATTATGGAAAGGTGGAGGTGGTTATGGCCCTGGAGCAATAACTCATGTTGGAATTAAAGGGGAAGGATCATCGTTATATCATCATGGTAGAAAGGATGGATTTAGAAAAACTGGTATGTATACTAGTTATGGTGCTCAATCATTTAAAGCAGGCATTAGACTGGGAGGTGCTGTAGGCGCGGTAGGTTCTGATCCTAGCAATCCAAACGCACCAGCAGATCCCGCTAATCCTAGCGATCCAAACGCAGCAGGGGGTGGTAGTGCGGATGTGCTTGCCGAGATGGAGAGATCGATGTCGGAGTTAAAGGTTATGATGGGTGTAAATCCAGCACCAGCAGCAGCAGAAGCACCTCCTACTGAAGTTTGGGTAAATAAGAAGACAGGAGCAATATCTCTCACGGATCCTTCAAAAACAAAAGGACTAAATCCTAAGGAGTTTGAGAAAAAATCAGTAAGCAAGTTAACTGAAAAGGAGAAGGCAACTTTTGATAAATTAATGAAGGACAAGAAAGCACAAACTGCTGCCCCAGCTCCAGCGCCCGCTCCTGGTGCTGGATATGGATCAATGACAGCAGAAAATGTTGCTGCATCTGCTGCTGCATTTAAATCTGGGGCAAACGCCTCCGTACTTTCCCAGCAGACTACTGCTACTGCAGCGGCAAAAGATGGAGTGAAAGCCGCTGCTGCACAAGCAACTACAGTCGCGGCCGCTGGTGCTGCAGCTCAACTCTCCAATAAGGCAGCAGAGACTGGACGAAATGTTATGACAGCTCCGCCCGCGCCACCCATTGTTCTTCCATCTGATCCACCTGGAAAAGATATATGTTTATTTTGGCCTGGAACAGGTTTAATGAGTTTCAATGTAGGATTTAGGTAGGTATAACTATGGCAGCAGGAACAACTTCGAACAATATAAAACTACGTTCGGCAAAATTTGCAACTACTTCAAAAAAATCTGATGATTTTCAGAAACTGGTCACAGAAATTCAGATCATTGAATCAATTGATGCTCCCGCTATGAGAATGAGTATTGCAATAGATGACTCTACTGGAATGATTAATTTGATGAGAGGTAGTGAAATGATTGAAATCCAGCTTGAGGATGGTATAAACAATAAGGTATATACTTATAACATGAGAATTTATCGTCTGGGCCCACGACTTAGATTCCAGAAAAATGACAAATATGTACTCGAAGCAGTATCTAATGAGTTTTTAATAAATGAAACTACTGTTATAACGAAATCATTTAAAAATAAAAAGGCTAGTGAAATTGTTAAAGATATGCTAAAAGACACCCTAAAAACAAGTAAGAAGAACTTTATTGAGAAAACAAAAGATAAAATACAATGCGTTGTTCCTAATTGGAGACCATTTGATTTCTTTAACTGGTTAGGTCTGAGAGCAGTTCGAGATGAAAATGCTGAACAGGCTGGATTTATATTTTGGGAAAACTTTAAAGGATTCCACTTTAAATCTATGGATAAAATTATCAAAGATTGTAAAGCTGGAACTGGACAAGACAAAGTTTTTAAATATACATATGGTGAAAAAAATACTACTAATAGTACTGCAGCAGACTACTTTGGAATTCAAATGGTACAATATCCCAATGCATTTGATTCCCTGCTGGCAGTAAGAAATGGACAATGGGCTGGTGCATATTGCACGGTATCTCTTGATTTTGCTGAAAATAGTAAGTTCCAATCAGCAAATAGTCCTGAAAGCCCATATAAAGGTAAGTATTGGAATGTCATAGAGATGTATGCTAAACAGACACATCTTGGAAGTAAAAAACCATTTTTAGACGAAGATCCACAAATTAAAGGATTGATGAACTCTGTTAGAAGAATACGTTATAGACCAAATCAACTTCATTTATGGGATGATGATAAAACTACGACTCCTTCTCAGGGTAAATATCCAGAAAGAAGTCAGGAAACCTCAACATATGTATTCTGTAGGAAAATTACGTTTGAAACCATCAAATTAAAAATTATTGTACCTGGCAACTTGGCATTACATGCTGGAGAAGCTGTTGATGTGGAAATCCCAGATCCCTTGGCAGAAAAGGGAAAAGTTGAAAAAGATAAAACATATAGCGGTCGATATGTTATTGCTGGTGTCAGACATAAATATTCTGGTGGATCAGCAATGACTACTGAGTTAGAATTAGTCAAAGATTCAATTGAATAAATACTCATAACGTTCACTAAGATACGTTCAATGGAAACTATTGACAGCCATATAGAGCATGATAAGAGGATCTTAGATGATCCCCAAACATCCCCTCAATCTCGTAGACACACTGAGGAAGAACTGAGGGCTCTAGAAATTTACAAAGAGCATCACCCTGAAGATGACCATGATCCAACGTCACTAGAGTTATTCTGTGATGGTCATCCAGATGCAGTAGAATGCAAAAAATACGACATTTGACAACCTCTCCACTTTCTGCTATGATAACGGAGTTCTTGAGTTGCCTGCTTGGTCGATGGTCAAACAAAGATCAAGCATTCAGTAACCCAACACGCTATTCTTGGATTCTCAGTTCTTGGGATGATGTCGGTGAAGGAAAAATTCTCTCTAAGCAGTGGTATCACTACATGGGAGAAGATAAACCCTACCGAGAAAAGATTAAAACTTTTATTGAAACAGAATCTGGAATTTTAGCTCAAACTTGGGATATTGATGGTACTCGGAACAATTTATGTGATATGCATATCACATTATCCAAAGGGGTTTGGATCGGTAAGAATCTTGGAACGGAGTGCATCATTAATGGTGCAACACTCCGTTCCGAGTTCGAACTACAACCAGGTCAATTTTTAACTCGTGATGCTGGTTTCATAGATGATAAATTAGTCTGGGGCAGCCTAGACTATTATCATTTCGGGCGATTAGCGCAGCGGTAGCGCAGTTGCTTTACACGCAATTGGTCGGCGGTTCGAATCCGTCATCGCCCATTGGTAATACCAAAAAACATTATGAGAGAATGAGTATTACCATTAGAGCCGTGGAAAGTGCCCTTTGAGAAGAGGGTGTACCCCCTTTCTATACGGATGTAGAGTTCAATCGATTTTAATGCAACAATTCCTTACTGTAGCCCTGCCTCTCGTGGCAACGGTTACAACCAATATGGCAACGATGCCGATATTTCCTCCTTTGACGACACCTCCAGTGCCGTTTTCTATTATTAAGGAGTTTGAAACGACAGCGACCAAAGAGGTTGCTCCCGAAAAGCCAAAAGAGAAAAGGCTAATTTGTAAAGGGTGTTCAGACAATGAAAATGCTACCCTGGCATATTTCCAGGATCGTGGAATTAAAGACAGAAACGCCCTTGCTACCATCATGGGCAATATTAAACAAGAGTCTACTTTTGTTCCTAATATTTGTGAAGGTGGTAGTAGGACCAGTTACGGTGGTTGCTACGGCGGCTACGGACTGA